GGCCAACATGCTGATGTGTGTGGCTTGGTCGACTCCGTACGAAGAGTCCACCACATGCCGAGGCATGTTTTCGCTGCCGGTGACGTGGTCGGTGTAACGGTTTCGGGTTCTTCGATACTGCCGAAGCTGTCGGTCGATCACTGCGGTGATGGCGGTTTGGCCAGAGGCACCGTTGGATTTCTCAGGGTTGAATTCGAAGTCCATGAGCACCAGCAAAATCTGCTGCTGCACGTCTTCGATGTCGTGTCTTTTGAATCCCATGCGTCTGGCACGGGAGGAAATCCATTTGGAGATGGTCTTTTCGGTCGGTTGTTTGCTAACTGTGATACACATGACGATTCCTCGATTGCTCGCGTGGTTGTTTCGATCGCGAGGCAATTGTTCGAGAAATACAGGGTCATGTATCTAGGGTCATACATGTAGTCTCAAAAGTCATATGGGACACATTACAGGGTCACGCCGGTCACATATGACCCCACGTGGGACACATTACAGGGTCACGCCAGTCACATATGACCCCACGTGGGAGCAAATTACAGGGTCATGACTACATATATGACCCCACTTCCCACACATTACAGGGTCAGCGCACTCACCTGACTTTTGATCGAAGCGCGCGAAGTAGAGGGTCGAGCGGCAAATAATTATATGGAGGCACAACGCTTCCACGTTTAACAACGCAGGAGTTTGCCATGCATCAGTCCCCATCCATGTCGTTTCTGATCCACGAGTCAGCCGACGAGTACCACGCGAAAGCGAAGCACTATCTATCGAGCCATCAGTTGGCCGACTTTCGAAAATGCCCTCAGCTCTACTATCGCAAGAAGTACCAACCACGCACCCAAGAAGAATCGCCGGCCTATTTGGTCGGACGCGCTGCCCATGTCCTGATCCTCGAAGGCCTCGAGCGATTCCGCGAAGACTTCGCTGTCGGCGGTCCCATCAATAAGAAAACAGGCCTGCCATTCGGGCCAGCCACCAAGGCCTGGACTCAGTGGGCCGAGACGGTCGGCAAACCCGTGCTGTCCGATTCGCAGTTCGAAACGATCGAGCGGATGAATGAATCGGTCGCAATGCACGAGGCGGCTGTTGATTTGCTGCAATACGGAATCGCCGAAGCGGTCGTGCGGGCCGAGTACTGCGGATTCCCCTGCCAGATCCGTATCGATTGGTTGGATCCGTCCCCGAGCATCGTGGACCTGAAAACCTGCGATGACTTGACCTGGTTCGAAGCCGACTCGCGGCGCTACGGGTACGCCCATCAATTGGCATTCTACCGAGCCGTGCTTAAGAAAGCCCTGGGGATCTATGTTCCCGTCCATCTGATCGCCGTGGAGAAGAAAGAACCCTACCGCTGCGGTGTTTGGCAACTCTCGAGCGAGGTTTTGAACCTCGCCCAAAAGGAAAACGAGCAGGCGATCGATCGCTTGCATGCGTGCACTGCGAACGATTCCTGGCCCACGGGCTACGAAGAGACTCGCGTCTTCGATTTTCTCTGATCCATCGCAGTAGGCAGGTGGGATGGCGTGACGCTCCCGGCCACGAATGGCAAACGGAGAGAGCGTCCGGACTCCCTGTGCCCACCTGCTTGCTGTTTTTGTTTTACCCAGTTTTTTTGTTCGTTCTTGTAAGGAAAAAGCACATGAGTTTGTTACAGCAAGTGCAGCGTGGGAAAGCCCACCTGCCACCACGGATCTTGGTCTACGGTACCGAAGGGGTCGGCAAGAGTAGCCTCGCAGCAACCACTCCCAAACCGATCTTCATCCAGACCGAGGATGGCCTGGGAGAGATCGACTGCGATCGCTTCCCACTGGCCAAATCCCTCGAAGATGTCGTCGCGGCCCTGACGGAACTCGAAACCCAGCAGCACGATTACCAAACCGTGGCGATCGATTCGCTCGATTGGCTGGAGCGATTGATCTGGGATGCCATCTGCCGACGCGAATCGGCGACGACGATTGAGAAAGTTGGAGGTGGCTACGGCAAGGGCTACACCCTGGCCTTGGATTACTGGCGCAAGCTCATCGACAAGCTTGGTAACCTCCATCGCGATCGCGGGATGATGATCTTTCTGATCGCTCACGCGAAGGTCGAGAAATTCGAGGATCCCGAAGCGCCGGCCTACGACCGCTACTCGCCTCGTCTGCACAAGCATGCCAGCGCCATCATCACCGAATGGTGCGATGCGGTGCTCTTTGCCACCAAGCGATTCACCACGCGCACCGAAGAAAGTGGCTTTGGTCGCCAGAGAGCGATCGCAGCACCCGTGGGTGCTGCCGGCGGCGAACGCATCTTGAAAACCGTCGGTGGTCCCTCGTGCGTGGCCAAGAACCGGTACCGGCTCAAACCTGAAATTCCATTGGCTTGGGATGCGATTGTTGGCGGCATCCTCGGCTCATCAAACGAACTGTCCAACCCTGTTTCTGTTCCAGAAGGAGTAACGAACCTTGGCTAATCTCAACAACTTCAATGCGAACCAAGTCGAACCGTCGTCGGATTTCGAACCGATCCCGGCCGGCAAGTACCTGGCGATCATCACCGAGTCGGAACTCAAACCGACGAAGTCCGGATCGGGGAGCTATTTGCAGCTCACGTTCCAGATCCTCGAGGGGGAATACAAAGGTCGATTCCTTTGGTCCCGACTGAACCTTCACAACGCGAATGCGACTGCGGTGCAGATCGCGCAAGCGGAACTCTCGGCCATCTGCCGTGCCGTCGGGGTTCTCACCCCTGGCGACTCGGTCGAGCTGCATAACTTGCCGTTGGTCATCAACGTCAAGTGCCGAAAGCGTGAGGATTCGGGGGACATCACCAACGAGATCAAGGGTTACGCGAAACCTGCGGCGGCTACGGCTCAGCCTCAGCAAGCGAGCCACACGACTCCACCATGGAGACGTCCCTCGTGATCGAACTTGAACTGCCGTACCCGCCGTCAGTGAACCACTACTGGCGGCGGGTGGGAGCACGGACGCTCATCAGCCGCGGGGGTCGACTCTTCCGTCAACAGGTTGTGTCGATCCTCGCGGCGCGCGGCGTTCGCCCCATCGATGGTGACTTAGAAGTCTTCATTGAACTGTATCCACCCGACCGTCGTCGCCGAGACGTGGATAACACTCAAAAAGCTTTGCTCGATGCACTTGGGCAAGGCGGTGCCTATCACGACGACAGCCAAATCATCCACCTAGACACCTGGAAACGCGAACCGATCCCTGGAGGCATGGTTTTTGTACGCATCTCGAAATGTATGGAAGAGTGATCATGGTGAAAAACCTTAGACGCAAAGTTTGTAGTGATTGCGGTGTGATTGTTACTAGACGAATCAAAGAGTGCCCTAAATGTGGCGGTCTGATGGTGCCACGCAAACGTCTAGTCAATCAACCGACTGTCGACCCTGAATGCGATGGGGTTCGTGAATCCTATCGGAGCCTGTCGTCTCGGCTTGGAGAAGGTTTCGGCATGATGAACGATGGCTTTGAATGGATAGATCAGGTGTTCGACGATGAGCGAACCCCTGCTTGTTACGACGAGTCTGATGAGGATTAATCCGATGCAACTACGTCCCTATCAACAAGCGGCCGTCGATGCGGTCTACAACCATCTGCGCGATCGTGATGACAATCCTTGCGTGGTCATTCCCACAGCGGGTGGAAAGACAAATTGCATGGCGACCATCTGTCGAGATGCCGTATTGAAATGGAATGGTCGAGTCATGATCCTTGCCCATGTCAAAGAGCTTCTCCAGCAGTCTGCCGACAAGTTAACCGCAGTCTGCCCCGAGGTGGACTTCGGTATCTACTCAGCAGGTTTGAAGCGTCGCGACACCAACAATGCTGTCATCATCGCCGGTATTCAATCGATCTACAAGCGTGCCTGTGAGCTCGATCGGTTCGATCTGATCATAGTCGATGAAGCACACCTCATTAGTCCCGATGGAGAGGGGATGTACCAGCAGTTCCTCGCGGATGCCAAGAAGGTCAACCCTCACTTGCGCATCATTGGTTTTACGGCCACACCGTTTCGACTCAAGGACGGCGAGATCTGTGCCCCTGAAAACATCCTTAACACGATCTGTTACGAGGTTGGAATCAAGGAACTGATCCGCGATGGTTTTTTGTGTCCGCTGGTTTCCAAGTCTGGCAAAGACCAAATCGACTTCGGTTCGCTGCACGATCGTGCCGGCGAATTCGTAGCCGATGAGGTCGAAGCTCTCATGGATAGCGAGTCTCTTGTTGAGTCCGTCTGCCGTGAGATCGTGGAGCAAACAGCCGACCGCAATGCCGTGCTGATTTTCTCGAGCGGCGTTCGGCATGGCAACCACATCGTCGATACCCTTCGAGACAAACACGGCATCGAATGCGGATTCGTTACTGGCGAAACCTCCTCGGAGGATCGGGACCAATTACTCCAGCAGTTCCGCAGCGGAAGTCTTAAATACCTGTGCAACGTCAACGTGCTAACCACCGGATTCGATGCACCCAACATCGACTGCGTGGCCTTGGTACGGCCGACGACATCACCGGGACTTTTCTATCAAGCCGTGGGGCGCGGCTTCAGGCTTCACCCCAGCAAACAGAACTGTTTGGTCCTCGACTTTGGTGGCAATGTTCTTAGGCACGGACCGGTCGATTGCCTGCGGATCAAACCTGCAGGAAGCCAATCGACAGGAGAAGCACCTGCGAAGCAATGTCCCAAATGCAACGCACTCATCGCGATGGGGTACGCGAATTGCCCGGAGTGCGGCTTTACCTTTCCCCCACCCGAAAAGCAGAACCACGAAGCACAAGCGACCCAAGCACCGATCCTATCTGGCCAAATCACCAACACGCGCTACGAAGTCACCGACACACACTACTACAGCCACCTCAAGCGTGGGGCCGCCGAAGACGCACCTCGATCGATGCGAGTCGATTACATGGTCGGCTGGCGATCCCATAAATCCGAGTGGATCTGCTTTGAACACTCCGGTTACGCACGCCAACGTGCCGTGGCTTGGTGGAAACAGCGATCCCGTGATCCCGTTCCCGAAACCACCGACGAGGCACTCGCGCGAATCGAAGGGGGTGCGATCGCTCAGACCCTCGCGATCCAAGTGCGCAGTGTCTCTGGGGAGGAGTACGAACGGATCATCGACTACGAGCTCGGGCCGTTGCCCGAGCCACTCGAACCACAACATTTTTCGAATGCATTTTCTGACGAGGAGATTCCGTTTTGATTACTACATCCAATCCTGCATCATTGCTCCCATCCGCTTTGGCTTATCGCGAAAGTGGTCTGTCTGTCCTGCCGGCCAAGAGGCTAGCGAAACGACCATCCCTTCCAGGGTGGAAAAACTTTCAGTTGCGAATCCCGCAAGAGCGGCAGGTCGTCGAATGGTTTTCCAAACCCGAGGATGCG